GCCTATGCTAGTGACACCAGATGAGTGGGATTATGATGAGAACGGTGGTATTATCTACGGTGGTTACATAACTAACCGTATGATGAAGGGTCATCAACTCACTCGCAGGGGTAACCCCACCATAATACACGGGAAGGTTCCGATGGCTTTTTTAAACAAGCTTCAGAACGTTAAGTACCGTGTGAATACAGTTGTACTAGATACAGCACAAGTCTTGAAGAAGTTGAAGAGAAGTGTAGGAAAGTTTATTCCTATTACTGAAGCTTACAAACCTCCAAGACCTCCTGACGCTGACGAGGATAGCGAGAAAAGTCTGGCGTGGAGGAGAGAAACTGCTGAAGCTTATAATGCTGATCGAATTAATTTCAAAAGATCAGTAAGAACTAGAACACAACTTGAAGCAGCTGAGAAGTTTAGGTATGAAGAGTATTATTACCTACCCTGGTCGTTCGACTATAGGGGTAGAGCATACCCTATACCTGCATTCTTAACACCACAAGATACGGACTTTGGTAAAGCCCTTATAAGGTTTGCTGATGAGTCACCTCTCACTAAAGATGCTGAGAAATGGTTGTCTTTCCAAGTAGCTACAACGGCTGGTTTGGATAAAGATACTATGTCTGATCGTCTTAAATGGGTAGAGGATAATAAAGACTTAATCACAAGGGTTGCATTAGACCCGATAGATAACCTGCCCGATTGGGAAGAGGTAGAAGAACCGTGGCAATTTATGGCAGCATGTCATGAACACTACCACTGTTGTATTAAACGTGACAAGAAAACTACAGGTCTAATGGTAGCGGTAGATGCTACCTGTTCAGGGCTACAAATACTAGCAGGTTTAGCTAAAGATAAATCAACAGCTGAACTTGTTAACGTTGCCCCTGCTGACAAACCTAGTGATGCTTATAAAGCTGTAGCCACAGAGGCTAAGAAGTACTTACCTGAGTACATGCACCCTTGGATGGTACGGAAAACCACAAAACGTACCGTAATGACCATACCCTACAATTCAACTAAGGACAGTTCAAGGACGTACATCCGAGAAGCTCTTAAAGAACAGGGTATAGAACCAACCACCGAGGAGTTAACTCAGGTAGTTAATGCAGTCTATGAAAGCATGGATGCTATAGTTCCTGGTCCAATGCGTGTGATGCGATGGATCAAGAAACATGTAGGAGAATATATTAAGAATGGAGGTCAAGTAGTTCAATGGAAAACACCATCTGGTTTCGTAGTAAATCAGAGGCGTGATCACATTGACACATTAAGGATGGAGCTACAATTATTAGGTAGAACTTCCATAAGGATACCATCAGGTACAGTCACCCCATGCCCTAGAAAGCATAGGTTAAGTACTGCACCTAATTACATCCACTCCATCGATGCATCTCTGCTGCACCGTTCTTTTCAACAGTTCAATGGACCATTTACCGTTATCCATGACTCAGTACTTACTAGAGCAACAGACATGGGAACACTCAATGAGCTTGTGCGTGAAGCCTACAAGGAGATATTCACAAGCGACTGTTGGCTTACACGATTTGGTGAAGCCATCAATGCATCAGAACCGCCACCTATAGTAGGGACATTAGATCCCGAAGTAGTAGAAAAGTCCACTTACTTTTTTTGTTAACCGCATGACCACTTACGTCACCCCTGAACCCGTTGTACTTGATGGGTTCCAAGCTATACTAAAACCTGGGGATTGGGGCTATAAACTATCAGCCCTACTCCCTAAGAGTATAGTGTCTAAGTTAGAAGAAGAAAGAGAATCTGCTCTTGATTGGGCACGATCAAAAGCTAAGAACCCTAAGAGGGTTACTGTTAAACCTGAGCCTTGGGAGGAGTTAGAGAACAATCCTGGCACCTATCAGGTTAGATTCTCATGGAAAGATAAGGATAAGTTATTCCCTGCTATCGTTGATACAGAGGGTACCTTAATTACAGATAAAGAAACACCATTATACAATGGTAGTACAGTTAAGTTAGCTTTCATTCAGAAGCCTTACATCATGCCAGCTGGAGATATAGGTACATCTCTTAAGCTTAAGGCAGTACAAGTTATTAGTCTTAATAATGGTGCTGGTGTTACCGATCAAGGTAATATGTCTGCTGAAGATGCACTGAAAACATTCGGTGGTGCTACTACAGGATTTAAGATAGATGCGCCTGCAATAGTAGACGCTTCACCTTGTTCAATAGAAGAACAGGATGAAGACTTCTAATGCGTAGCCGCCTAGAAGAACAGGTGGCTGATTTACTTGACGAGTTAGAGGTTAACTATGAGTACGAATGTACTAAATTAAATTACTTTATAGAAGCTAATTACATCCCTGACTTTAAGGTTAGGGATATATACCTAGAAGCTAAGGGTTTTTTTAAGCCCTCAGACAGGCGTAAGATGCTTGCCGTAAAAAAATTACATCCAGAGTTAGATATTCGTTTTGTATTTCAGGCACCCTATAATAAAATAAATAAAAAATCTAAGACAACTTATGCCATGTGGGCCGAGAAACACGGCTTCCCGTGGTGTGCTTACTATGCAATCCCACTCAACTGGCTCAAACCATGAACAATCAGAGTTCTTATATCACGAGCCTTGTACAAATTGCGGTTCTTCAGACGGCTGCTCACGCTATTCTGACGGACACACTTATTGTTTTGTATGTGACCATTATGAATCTGGAGAACCACCATCATCCGATGAAAATAGATCTAAGCATGAAAAAACCTGCTCCAATCGTAAAGTCATGCTAAAAGGTAACCCAGTACGTTTAAACAAACGTGGACTAAGTGAAGAGGACTGCCGTAAGTACCGAGTACATAAGGATGGGGACGTTTTACGTTTCCATTACTTTAATAAGAAAGGTCAGGTAGTCGCAGCTAAAGTCAAAACAAAGGACAAGGACTTCTACTGGGACGGTAAAAACGAAGATGGTCAATTCTTCGGTCAGAATCTATTTCCAGATAAGGGGTCAAGACTGACCCTCTATGAAGGGGAGATGGATGCTGTCTCAGGACATGCAGCTATGCCAAAATGGCCTCATATGTCAGTACCTAATGGTGCTGCTGGGGCTAAGAAAGATCTACAAAAAGTATTAGATTTAACACAAGGTTATGAAGAAGTTGTATTCTTTTACGACAATGATGACGCAGGCCGTAAGGCAGCTATCGAGTGCGCTGAGCTTTTACCAGCTGGAAAAGCAAAAATTGCTGTACTTGAGAAATACAAGGATGCGTCTGAAGCCCTTCAGGCAGGTGACCCCGAAGCAATACGCAAAGCTATCTGGGACGCAAAGACGTATCGCCCTGACGGAATTGTTGATGCTAAATCGTTACTTGAATTAATAACTACACCCGAAGCACCATGCGCCCATGAATACCCATTCAAAGGACTCAACGAGAAGCTACACGGGATCAGGTATGGGGAGCTTATCACCATTACTGCTGGCACTGGTAGCGGAAAGACCTCATTCTGTCGTCAACTTGCAACTGACCTGCTCCAGAGTGGGGAATCAGTTGGGGTCGTGGAGCTTGAGGCAAACAATAAACGAACAGCCCTCGGATTAATGTCCTCGGCTGTTGGTCAAAACCTACACCTTGGAGACCACAATGAGCAACAACTACAAGAGTATTTTCGTTCTACCATTGCTAATTGGAATCTTTACATGTTCGATGGCTTTGGCTCTTTTGATCCTGACATTATTTTTAACAGAATCGAGTACCTTGCCAGTGGATTGGAGTGTCGTTTTGTATTCTTAGACCACATCAGTATTCTCATGTCTGGACTCGAAGGAGATGAGAGGAGAATGCTGGATCAAACCATGACTCGCTTACGTTCTCTAGTCGAGAGAACAGGTATTTCACTATTTCTTGTATCACATGTCAGACGAACCCAAAGTGACCATAACCACGAAGAAGGAGCCAGAGTCAACATTGGACAGCTTCGAGGCTCGCACAGCATTGGTCAACTGTCAGATGGAATTATTGCGCTTGAACGGGATCAGCAGGCAGATAAATCGCAAGCTTCAACTACTGTGCGAGTCCTTAAAAATAGATACTGCGGAGAACTCGGAGTAGCTTGTAACCTTACCTACGATTCAGAAACTTGTACATTCCATGAAATTAAACCCGAACAAGAGTTCAACCCGACCACGGATTTTTGAAGGCAGTGAGTATGAACACCCTTGGTACACATACTTAAAGAAACCGCAACCACCATCATCTGAAGCTGTTGCTAAGGCACAGTTTAAAGATAAAACTTATACATGGAAGAAAAAACCATCAACCTAGCCTTTGACATGGAAACAGATGGGCTAGATTCCACCCGTATTCATTGTATAGTCACTCAAGATCTGGATACAGGTCTTGTTGAGGAGTATAATGATGAAAAATATGCGGATAATCCTAAAGAACTACCTATGGCTGCTAGTAATTCTATTGCTAACGGCTTAAATAGTTTAATGGCTTGTGACAATATCGTATCTCATAATGGGATAGCGTATGATGTAGCACAAGCCCAGAAGCACTATCCATTCTTTAGGAAGCTCATGGCTAAACACTGGGATACTTTAATTCTCAGTAGATTTTACCATCCCAACCTCTTGGACATAGACCTTAAGCGTAGGTGGCGTGACATGCCAGCTAAGTTATATGGTTCACATAGCCTCGAAGCCTACGGGTATCGGTTAAGGTGTCGTAAAGGGGAGTTCGGTCAGACAACTGACTGGAAGAATTGGACTCCTGAAATGCAGGAATACTGCAAACAAGATGTCGTTGTACTCACAAAACTATGGGAACATTTCCAAAAATACCTGAACCCCTCATCTTAGAGCATCGAATTGCTGAGATGATGCAAGACCAAAGACGGGTTGGATGGCCCTTGGATGTTAAGAAAGCCCAAGCACTAGAGAACACTCTTTTAACA